AGTATTGTATTCTTCTCTGATAGCATCTGCTTCAGCAACAGTAAACTTTCTTCTGGAGTAACCACCACCTCTACTATCTTTTCTATCTTCTATTCTTATCTTTCTAATCTTTGGCATAATCTAGTATTCATCTTCAAACCTATCAGTAGTTTCACCATATTGATTTTCAATATCAACACTTGTAATTGTAACATCTACTTTGTTTGGATTCTTTTTATTTATATAGCAAATTCTATCTATTAATTCTTGGTCATTCTTTATTTCATTTATATCAGATGTAAGAACAAATGTATCTAGTGTGCCTGTAATTGCCTTCCTAGTTACGGCTTTTTTATTTTTTATCTCATAAGATACAAACACTCTAAATATTGGTTTTTTCATTTTTAATTTTATCTAACTCAAACTCTAGGTGGTTGATAGCCTTCTGTATGCAATCAACACTTGTATGATGCTTACGCTTTGCCCTCAAGAGATATGTAGTGGCAGTACCGATATTGTATGATAAATCAAAATCTTCTACAACTTTCCTAGCCTCATATCCATAAACTCTACCAATGTAATAGTTTGGAGTTTTCTCTTTACTGTAATCTATTTTACCACCACTCCATTTATTATCTTTATCCTCTACAACCTCATCTTGCCAAGTAGTGGTAGGTGTCCATCCATTCCTACCTTTATCATGATAATATTTATTATGCTTTGTCATCTAAGTTATCTATATTTTTTTCTAACTTCTCATTCTGTTGTCTTGCTATCTTACCTTCAACATACCATAAGGCAAATATATATAAAACAACAACACCAACAATCATCAAAGCACCAATAGTTGCACTATTCATTATTTTGAATTTTATACCAAACTCCATATCCTGGTGCTTTACCAGTAAAGGGAACTTTTTTAAGTACAACTAATTTTTCTTCATTATCCTTTTTGTACTTAGGATTTTTACTATTTAATTTTCTTTTTTTTGACATTTTTAATCTTCTATTGTAGTAGAGCAGAAGTAGGCTTCTATCAAACAAGCAATTACAACCACTCCCCATATTATCATAAATGTTTTCATAATGCAAATATATAAAAATATTTCAATTTTATACAAATTAGTTTCTAAAACTTATACCCTTGATAATCACCACCTTACACTTCCTCAACCTATCTAAAGTCCTTTCATCATATCTTTCTTTTAGTGCTTTAGGTGTTAAATTTGTAGTGATTAGTAAAGTCTTTGAACTATCCTCAGCATAAGAAATTGCATCAGCAACTGCATCAATCTTAGTGCCATAATCATTTTTGATACTCTCAGTTCCTAAGTCATCAATGATAATGAATGGTGCTTTGTTTCTATCAACTGCACCTAATTCTTTTGCAGGAACGCTTCTTAATATCTTATTTGTTCTAGTCCTGAATATAGCAGGAATAACAAAGTTTAAGATAGTTGATTTACCTAATCCACATTCTCCCATCAACATCAAACCTCTACCTTTTGTATCTACCATCCAGTCAATAATCTCATCATAAGCAGGTAAATGCTCATACTTATCAACTGTTCTGTCGTAATACTCAAAAGACTTAATGAACATTTCTTTTATTTCTTCTCTTAATCCTAGTTTATATCTGTTGTAAACTTTTGGCTGCAGGAAGTCTGCATTTTTAAATGTATCTTCTATTGTTCTCATTTGTTTTTATTTAAACATTAATTTTTGTTTTAAAACCCCCCAACAAAACCAAGCAACCCCAAAATGTGGACTGCCCTTTCCAGTAAAATCTATTCTTTTATTTAGTGCTAGAACTTCTATTCCATTTTCACTAAACATTTGTCCTCTTTTTTGACCTTGAAGTGATGATACTGGAAGTAATAAAGCAAATGGTTTTTTTAATTCATAACACCTTTCAATGAATTTATCCTTTTTAGAATAAGGTGGATTAGTAATGATAATATCAATACCATCAGGAAGTTCATCTATTAAGAAATCTTTTTCACCACTTGAAATACACCTATAACCATTAGAGTTAAGATAATCTACTATATTGGAACTAAGACCACTTGTGCAGTCGTAATAAACTTTATCTCTTGATAACTCGCTAATCAATGGTTTTATTGCATTACTAGGTGTATAACATTCATCTGATAAAGTATTATTTGATGTTTTGTTTAGCATTTTTAAATTTGTTGAAGCCATGTTTATTTTTGTTTTAGTTATTAAAATTTACCATCACCATAATCTCCTCCTTTTTTATGTCTGTGTGATGTAGTGTTATTGTTATTAGTTTTATTTTTTCTTTTTTCCCAAGTCCTTATACAAGCCTTCCAGTCTTTCATTTTGTTTTTACCAACTTTCCAATCTTTACTTTCATAGAAATCAAAAAAAGTTTCTGAATCAATACCATTATTCCTCCATAAACAATATTCTTTAATATCATTAACTGTTGGTTTTTTAAATCTTGCCTTACTATCTGTAAGATTATTATTACTATATGTAATATTATTATTATCTCTCAACTTATCTTGTGTAGGGTACTCAAATAATTTTATGTACCTAGACAAAATTTCTTTACTACCCTCTTTGTATATATTTTTGCGTGTAATAAATTTATTATCCTCTAAACATTTTAGCCAATTTTGAATAGAAGTTTTACTTACTTTATACAACTTAGCAAAGTAATTAGTTGAAGCATTACACTTGCCATTCATATTAGTTAATGCACTTATTTCTGCATACAATAATTTAGCATTTGGTGTAATGTCTGCATACCTAACCTCAGAAGGTATTATAGCATAGTAGTTTGGATTTTCTTTCATTGTTTTTAGTTTTAGTTATTTTTTGGTATCTCTAGTTCATAGCACTCTGTATAGGTGGACATTACTACAGTCCATTCACTTACCTGTTTGTGAGTAAACCAACAAAATCTTGCGTATAAGGCGTTCAATGGCTGTATGAACAGATAGTGCGTAATTTTCTTTTTAGGGTTGTTATGGGCTTTAAAATTAACTCTAAGCGTATTTCCACCACTTCTTACACCCTTAACATCAATATAATGTATCTCACCAATACCTTGCATAATTAAATCAGCCTCAACAACTGGTCTTTCCTCAAGTAGTAATGCTGCCTTATATTTAATGCCATTGTTATTCTCCATCAGATGTCTTGCAATAAGTTCTGCAAATATTCCTAATTGAGATATAGAGTGTTCTTGCTTACCTCTATATTTTTCTGTGTTTTTATTATAAACATCAGCAGATAACATACTTCTTACCTTAGCAAGTTCATCAGATAGTTTGATGAAAGTGCTAGGATAAGTTGTTTTTTTCCATTTAATCATTAGAATGGTAAGTCATCATCTGTTTTTACTGTAGATTTCTTAGCAGTTGTTGGCTTAGAATCTTTTGGTGGCTCATAAGTATTTACATAAGCATAATGAGTTGCACCTTTCTCAGATGGTTCTCTCCTTTCTGAAATCACCATAGAAACCCAACCATTCTTTGAGTTTGCTTGTAGTTCATCCATCTTAAAGTTAGCAACCATCATTGTACCATACTTCGTATTAATGTTTTTAATACTACTTGGTAAGTAAACCTTCTCTTTTTTGTCTGTCATTTTTTGATTTTTTAATTATATATAATTTAGTTAATGATTCATTGATATGTTTTAATTGAGTTTCTAGTCCTAATATTTCTTCATCTACCTCAACTTCAATAACTCTATCTTCTACTCTTTTAAAAGCATCAGAATCTTCTGGATAGTTATTGTAAAAGAACTCAAACTTTCTTGTGTGGTGTATAATAGATGCGTGATGTAAGTTTGTTACTCTACCTATCTCATTAAGAGTTAACCCAAACATTTCTCTTAATATATAGATATACATCCTTTTAGCAAATATAATGTTTTTCTTTCTACTACCCAAAAACATTTCCTCCTGTTTAATCTTATAAATATCTGCTAATTCTTTTGTAATTACATTGTGGTAGTAATCACTAAATTTTAATCTTCTTCTTCTCATTTGTTATAATTTTAATTTAAGTCGTACACTATTGTATCAACTATGTCTTGTATATTTAGTCCAATAAAATCTGCTAATGTCTTAGCGTGAATGAATCTAAGTGATGGTGGATTCTCTATAAACTTTCTACTTGTAGCATAATTAACTCCAAGTATCTTACAGAGTTTTAAATTAGACACACCATATATTCTTAGTAAAGCCTCAAACTCATTTCTGGACTCTCTGATTTGTACTAATGAATATTTATTTGTCATGTTTAATTATTTTTTGTATTTTTTATAGTCTATTGATTTTTTTCTCTTAATAATTTTTTCATATCTTGCTATTTTTCTTGTTATTTTATCTATATTTTTATTATGAAATTTATCAAACTTATTTATTTTTTTTTCATAAACACTATATTCCTCAGTAGACTTTTCTACTTTGCCACTATACTTAAAATAGTCATCTAACTCTATAAAGTTTTGCTTGTATCTTTTCTTAAACTCTTGTTCTTGTTTATATTCTAAGATAAGGTTGCTATGTATTTCTCTACTTTCCATTTTTCAATTTTAAACTTAGTTTTACCAACATGATAAAAATCTATAAGTTGAATTTCATCTAGCAGTTTCAATATATCATCTTCAGCAATCTGACCTAAAAGGTGTTTCTTATTCCATATAATATAAGTGTATGCTTTTAAAAAGTGATTAAAAATCTCTATGTCCAAATACTCCATCTTTGAACATTTTTTCCCATTGTTTTCTTGTGTCTTTTTCATATCTGTTTTCATATATTTTAGTTATTATTTCTTCTGCCTCTAGTTCTGTTAAATCATTTATTCTTCCTAGAATATCAGATTTCATTCTTTCTGTAAAAGATGTTAGGTCAATGTTACTCTCTATGATAAGCCATTGCGAATTTGTAATACCACTAGGCTCACCATCAAGAATATTATCCATCCAATCAGGCTTGTTCATAGTATTTTAAAAAAGAAAAGTAAAAGGGAATTGATAAAACCACAAAGTATAACTGCTGAATTTTATAAATTTATGTTCATCTAACCCTTTCACTATCTTTATTATTTAATTAATCTACAATCTCATCCTGACCAAATACTCCTTGCTCATAGAATCCTGCAATCTTTAAAACAACTCTTGACATTGCTCTCTTTTCTGCCATAGAAACTGGAAACTTCTTACCACCTCCCATTAAGTTATTATTAGATGCTTCACCAAAACTCATAGCGTTCTTAACTTCATTACCAACTTTCATTGATGCTGCTGCTCTTAATACGCATATTCCTTTTTCTATATCCATATTAATTACCTCGTAAGCAACTGTAATATTGTTTCTTGATACAATCTTGTCTATCCCAGTTCTTGTGATAATTACAAAACCTCTCTTGTCTTTGTAAATATCTTCTTCTACTAAACCATTCTCTTTGTAAAGCCTTCTTAAAGCCTCTTTTCTTGTTTCTACTATTGGCTCAGGTTGTTTTCTAAGTTTTTCTTGCATTGTTTTTTTTGACATTTTGTTATTATTTAATTGATTAATACTCGGTTCTAATTGTTCTTGTTGTTGCATTTGCATAAATTCTTCTTTCATTCTTCCCATAATTGTTTATTGTTTTAGTTAGTAGTTATTGTTGTATTAAATTATCTTTATTGTCAGTCAATAATGAATAAA